TTCTGTAACCATTTTTAACTCCTTTGCGGTAAAACACCATATTATCTAGCCATACTATCTGTAGCACGTCAATAGTTTTTTTATACATTTTTTTATTGACACGGGCTGACGGGCGTGCCATCCTCAAACAGTCAACCAACCAGGGAAAAACCGATGACATTTAACTTTAAGCCTTATGAACAAGGGTTACTTACTGACACTGCTAAACCAAAGAACCCAGAAGCATTCCCTTTGACAACTGACTATTTTCGTGGGGGGATGAGTCTTAGGGATTATTTTGCTGCCGCCGCAATAACAGGTTTTATAGCAACCCCCCAAAATAGCGGGCATATTGATATTGTTGTTAAAGTGGCATACGAGGTGGCCGACGCTATGCTTATAGTTAGGGAGAAAGATGTAACAGATGATTAACACAACCCTTAATGCAATCCGCAAGCATAGTCCGTGTGAGGGCGGATGGGAGCAACTTCTCAAGTCGCTTGGCAAAACACAGGCCGACGATGAACCGCTGCCGCTTGTAACAATCCTGGATAGCAATGGAATTGCCGACGCAGTCTGGTGCTTGAGGGCACTAGGAGAAGAACATCAGCGGGATATACGTCTGTTCAATTGCGACATTGCGGAGGGTGTCCTTCATATTTTTGAGAAACAATGCTTCGACGATAAACGGCCACGCCAGGCCATTGAAACCGCTAGGCGTTATGCGCTGGGTAAGGCCACAAAAGAAGAACTGGTTGCTGCTGGGTATGCCGCTTGGGATGCTGCGGATGCTGCTGCTAGGGCTATTGCTAGGGCTGCTGCTACTGCTAGGGCTGCTGCTTGGTCTGTTTGGGATGCTGCTAGGGCTGCTGGGTATGCCGCTTGGGATGCTGCGGGGGTTTCTGCTAGGACTGCTGTTGGGGCTGCTGCTGAGGCTGCTGCTGCTGGGGCTGTCGAAAAAAAACGACAAGCACAGCTGTTCATTAAATACTTTGGAGAAGGAAAAAACCAATGACTGAAATTAAAAACGTATACGGCGAAGTGATTTACACTAGTACCAGCACGAATCACACTGTTGGCCAAGCTGTTCAGCTAGCTCTTAAGGCGGGTGTAAACTTGCAATATGCTGACCTAGCCAATGCTGACCTGCGGGATGCTGACTTAGGTTGTGCCAATTTTCAAGGTGTTAATTTGATGAAGGCTGACCTGCAAAATGCTAATCTGCGCTGTGTTTCCCTGCGTGGGGCTGACCTACGTGGGGCTAACTTGATAAAGGCCGACCTTTCAGGGGCTGACCTGGAGGGAGCTAACCTGCTGGGGGCTAAAATTAAAATAGGAAACAGAGTGTTTACGCTGAAGGAGGATGGAACAGATGAAACAGCTTAAACCATGCCCGCGCTGTGGTGGCAACGGTAAGCTTTTGATGAACCATGAATTTGGTACCTACAAGGTAAAATGCCCAAAGTGCGACTACAGCACACTACCTTGGCAAATGTCGGAGTGGGCGGTTGCAGAGTGGGTGAAGGCCGCCAAGGATGGGACTACCCAAGCAAAAAAGGATGGATTAAAAATGGGTGATGCCATTAAAAGCAAAATTATATTCAGTCCTGACGGCGTTAAACCGTTGGGCGGCAAACTGGAAAGATGTGAATATAGTGTCCACAAATATGATGAATTACCAGAATTTTGGGGGAGGTCTAAGTCATCAGTCGATAGCCGCGCTATGAATCAACACTTTGATGGATGCATTATTCTAACTGCTCTTGGCCAAATTAGGGAATATGTATGGGGAGGTCAACAAAATAACGAGTGGCGTTGTTGGACGGGGATTAGATTTAGGCAAAAAACATGGGAGGAAATAAATGAAGCAAACCCATGCGAGTGGCGTTATAAAAATTTTGGATACACTTCGCTACATTCCAACGGGGTTTACCTTCGGAGAAGGTTTGTTCTTATCCACCTAAAAAGTGTTTTTTATAACGAGGCATTGAGGTATTGCAATGATTAACTTTATCAAGCAATTTTTATTGCGCCTGTTGCCTGGCCTAATTCTGGGCGTGCTGTTTATCGGTGGCATTGCCGCCATTCCCGACAGCAAGGTCAAGCGGGCGCAGGAAAGCTGGCGCATCCTGGACTATCCAGCAGAGAGCGAAGACTACTACCCACCACAAGATTTTTAAGAGGCAATGATGACCAACAAAGAAATGACAGCTATGGAAGTGCGAGCCTATTGGGAAAAATTATGGAGGCCAATGATGACTGACGAAAAAGTTACAGTTCACAACCCCAACATGCCCGACCGCGACGTGTTGGTAGCGAAACACATCTTGGTTAAAAATCAAAAGGAAGCTGAACAAGTCACAAAAGATTATGAAAAGTACAGAAAAAGTGGGTTTTCAGTAGCAGAATCTCTTTTTGCGGCAGAGATATGCCTAAAATATAGTAGGCATCATGAGGCGCAAGAAAGCTGGCGCATCCTGGATTTTCCAGCCGAGAATGAAGATTACTACCCACCACAAGATTTTTAGGAAGGATAATTGTGATGACAAATTTTAAACCCTGCCCAAAATGCAATAGTCAGGCGGAATCAGAACGTTATATGCAACTACACCCAAACGGACATGACTGGGGACGCAGGGAAAAGATTATATGTACTAACCAGAAGTGTCGGTTTGAAATTGATGAGAACATGCTAGGTGGGGACTATTCATTGTCATTGATAGATGAATGGAACTCCATACCTCGACTGACAGAAGCGTTGGGTGATGGGTGGAATAAATAAAGACTACTACCCACCGCAAGATTTTTAGGAGAACATAATGGTTTCAGAATTTAATTACGAAACGTGCCACTACATAAAGCTAACATACGGGGGACTCTCCGACCAGTTTAAGGCCAACATTGAAACTATTTTTGGGCAGTTTCGTAAGTCTCAAGGGACTGCGAAGGCTGAGAACGATGTTCAAGTCGAGTTTTATTCAAGGCCAAACCTTGGGGCGCCAAGTACCCAAGGGTTCAAGGTTTTCTTTAAGATAAGAGTCGGAGGTAAACCTCGATTAGGGGGCACCGTAGGGGGTGTTCTAGGTGGGTGGTGGGACATATTCCCTCTTCACTACTGGGATACCCCCGTCTCAGAAGCAGAGGCGGAAAGCATACGCGAGGTTTTTAGGGGCGTACTAGCCCGCCGCCAACAGTGACTCTGCAAACTCCTGAACGTGACTAACATTGGCATATACCCACCACAATATTTTTAGAAAAAAAACTGTTGACACACGCAATTTTTTCGTGTTCAATAAAACATATCCACCAAGGATACCACCTACCAAGGAGAACTGTTATGGAATACTGGAATTTTTACTATGACGACGAATATGTTGATGAAGACGACATTATAGAAATTAACGCCAAAACCATTGAAGAAGCTGGCGACTTGGCAGATAAAGATTTGCAAATGCGCTGTGAAGAAGAAGGCATTGTTGAGGCGTACGAGTGCATCACTTTTGTTAAGCTTAGCACGGAAAGTGACGAGATTTTAGAAACTGTCAAAGGATTCTATGCGGAGTATCAAGATTTTGATTTTGACCGTGATTGTGCAATGCCTTGGGAGCATAGGGTATAAATCATGAAAAACTTACAATGGCATTTAGATAGGCAGAAAGGTATAGGCGGCAGTGATGCCGCCGCCGCCCTTGGTTTATCGCACTGGACAACGCCCCTGGAATTGTACGAACAGAAAATTCAGACAATTACCGAGGACATGGTGCAAGCTGCAACTTGGGAGCAGATGCAGGGCAACGCAATGGAGCCTGTGCTTTTGCAGCAATACGCAACCGAAATGCAGATTGAGGTGTTGCAACCACGGGAGGCGATGGTTCACCCTAAGCACCAGTTTATGCGGTACAACCCCGACGGCATTGTTGAGAAAGATGGCGTTAGGATTCTGCTGGAGCTTAAAACTGCCCGATGGTCACGCGATTGGGATGCTGTTGGTAGTGACAAAATACCGATGGCTTACCTGGCGCAGGTGCAACATGGCATGGCGGTGGCTGGCATTGACCTGGCGCACGTTTATGTAAGCATTGGAGGGGCACGCCCTATCCTTTATGCGGTGGAAGCTGATAAAGAGGCGCAGCAACAGATTATCGACGGTGAGGCGGTATTTTGGCAACATGTTGAGAATCGCGTGCCGCCAGCGCCAGTGACCTATGAGGATGCAGCCAATCTTTATAAGTTTAGCCAAATGGGAACGACTATCGTGGCGGATGATGCTACACTGGCGGCCATGCAACAACTGAAGGCAATCCGCGCGCAACAGAAAGAATTGAACAGCCAGGAAGAATTGTTGGCTGTACAGATTCAGGGATTCATTAAAGACAACGAAGCTTTGGTGGATGCTGAAGGAAAGGTTTTGGCAACATGGAAGGGGCAAGCTGGTGCAAGGCGCGTCAACAGTGCGCTATTGCGTGAGAAATTCCCCGACATTGCCGAACAAGTGACAACCCAGGGTGAACCCACCCGCAGATTTTTAATCAAGTAACCGAAAGGAAAACCAAATGACTGACTTAAAACAAACTTCAACAGCGGCACCAGATTTAGATGTAGTGGCAGTACCACAAACCTCTAAGCAGCCAAACAAAGTTGCCCTGGTACGAACGGCATTTGAAAAAATGAAACCGCAATTTGCGATGGTATTGCCAAAACATTTGACACCAGAAAGACTATTGCGGATTGCTATTAACGCCTGCAATCAAAATCCTGATTTGCTGAATTGCACACAAGAGAGCCTATTAGGGGCAGTAATGAAATCGGCACAACTTGGCCTTGAGCCAGATGGTGTTCTCGGGCAGGCATATTTAATTCCATTTCGCAATCGAAAAACAAACGTGATGGAAGTGACCTTTATTCCTGGCTACAAGGGGCTTATTGATTTGGCGCGGCGCAGCGGAGAGGTAAGCAACATTATCGCTAAGGAAGTGTATGCCAATGACCATTTTGAGGTGGATTTTAGCATGGATGTGCCGTTTGTTCATCGCCCGCTGTTAGTCGGAGATAGAGGTGCTATTACTCACTTTTGGGCTTTTGCTAAATTCAAAGACGGCGGTTTCCATTGGGACTATATGTCTGTTGCAGAAGTAGAAGCAGTGCGTGACAAGGGACAGGGTAGAAATAACCCAGTGTGGCGAGATTATTTTGTTGAAATGGGCAAAAAAACTGCCATTCGTCGCATTGCTAAGTACCTGCCAATGAGCGTACAAAAAGCAGCACATATCAATGATTTGATTGATTCTGGAAAGTCATTCGATATTGATGCATTTGGCGACATTGTGCTGGATGGTACTGCCAAACATATTCCTGCTACGGACGCATCGCTGCCGACAGCCAAAGGCAATGAAGGTTTGAAAGCTGCTCTTGCAAAAGGTCAAAAACTATCGGCTGAAACATTTAATGAAACACTTTCTGAAACACCTGAAACACATGAAACACCAGCCAGTGAATCGCTGGAAAACGGGGAGAATGACTGATGACTGATAAGAAATCACCATGCGCTTTTTGTGGGGTAAAGGCTTATGATTCTGTGGATGAGGCTATGCAAGCTTATAAAGAAGCTCATATCGGAATGGACAGGCAGAACCGATACAAAGACATAAAAGTAGAGCGAATTATCAAAGCCGCTATCCAGGCGATTGAGGATGTTGTAGAGAGCGACTGCACCTATTTCACCGAAGAACACCTCAAGCCCCACCTGGAAGCACTGAAAGGACTGACTGATGACTGAAGAACAGCTGCAAGAAATTTGGTGCGAGGTCAATTTTCTGTGGGAACAGTACGTTGCCACAAAAGATGAATTGTCTGTTGGTGCAATAGCGTTGCGGCAAATGCTGATAGATTCATTTGTGGAAATACTAAAAATGCAAGAAGAAGGGGAATGGAGAGCATGGTTGTAAAATATAAAATCCCCATGCATAGTATATATTGGCGTATTGTGGCAACGATTGCATTATGCTTTGCAATACTTCAGATAAACGACATTTATTTTGTAGCAGCATTTTTTTACGGGTTTGGGCAGGGTGCTTTTGCATCGTTTGTTGGATGGCTGCTGTGGCGAAGCCTGCCATGCACAAAAACATTGGTTATCAATAAGGAGGACAACGATGGCTAGGTCAAAAATTACAGAGCGCGATGGTCAAATCGTTTTTCAGGGCGTTGAATATACGGTTGACCAATGGGCAATGAAAAAGAAAGCGGAGGCTGATGTTGAGGCACGCCAAAAGGAATTGGCGGAACAGCGCAAAAAGCCTGTTTTTATACTAAGCGAAAACACATTAGACCGCATCAGACTGTTTGTGTGGCTTGTGATTGCAATTATTGCATTCCCATTCGCTTGTGGTTTGCAAGCGTCATTCTGGCTGCAAGACCTTGTGGTTGGTGACCAATTCCCACGTTTACGATGGAGCGCTCAAAAGAAGGAGAAGAAGGATGACTAAAACATACAGAGTTAGCGCGACCTGCTACAGCACTTGCGGGCAGATAAGGCAGCACCTGGGACTTGCGGAGTTCGGGGATTTTGCACGCGGAATAGGAGAAAAAAACTTTGTAACCCCATTTAGGGGCATCGCAAAAAAACTGTGTCTTTCTTTTAATTGGGAATACTTTGAAAACCTTTTGTATAGCATGACACCCCAACCACTTGGTGAAAAAGCTATTGGCAAAATAGAAACAGAATTGTGGGAGCAAGACGAGGAAGGCGACAGGATTATCGCAACTTATGTTATTTATGATGTCACTTATGGAGAAGAAAATTGCAATGTTAACCAATGGAATTTCTGACATGAAAGCAACTAACATGGTTGAAATGACTAAGCCAGATTTGTGGAAGCTATTAAGTCGGCCTCTATGGTTTGAAGATTATATTGGAGCTTTGATTGATTCCAATCAAGATTTAGGCACCAACGAAAGATTGCAGCAAATCTTTGACCAGTACCCAGATTGGGATGGATATGGAGCCAATCCCGTCAATGCAGAAAGTTTCCTGCGGGTTAGGGATTTTGTCATGAAGCTGCCTGACGATGTTGAAAAACCAGAGGTTGCGCCAGAGCCCGATGGTGATGTGGTCATGGTGTGGACAAAAGATGGCCGCCACGTTTGCATTGTTGGGATTGCGCCAACGGGAAAACTGATAATAGCAGTTCCTAGAGATAGGCAGATGTATTGGCCAATCAGCACAAAGTATGAATTGTACGCATGGTTGCAAGCGGCTTT